ACTAAACGATGATGAAGTGTTAGGGACCATAGGTGATCCTGAATCAGTTCTTCATTACATTTAACAACATAGGAAGGAAACTATGCCAACAGAAAACGAAAAAACAGAAAGTCTAATTGACGTCGGTGAAGAACAAGGAGCCGAAATTAATTTAGATGATAAAGGTGAACCCGAAAAAGTTGAAGCACCTGCTGAAGAAAAAATAGAAGTTGAAGAAGTATCTGAAGTTGACAAAACTTTTGAAAACGAAAGAGAAACTAAACTTGAAAAAAAAGATGAAGTTCAAGAGTACAGTGAAGGAGTACAAAAACGTATTGCTAAACTAACTCGTAAAATGCGAGAAGCTGAAAGACAAAGAGAAGAAGCTATTGCATTTGCAGAAGCAGCCAACAGACAAAAGAGTGATTTAGAAGGAAGATTATCTAAATTAGATAAATCTTACACTTCAGAATTTGAGACGAGAGTTAAAACAAATATGGCAGCAGCAAGACAAGCTCTTAAAACTGCTATTGAGTCTCAAGATGTAGACGGACAAATTGCAGCCCAAGAACAAATTTCTAATTTGACTATGGATGCTGCAAGATTGAACGCTATGAAAGCCGCTGAAGCATCTAAACCAGTGTCTAAAGAGGTTAATGTAACACCTCAACAAACAAGACAACCGACTCAATCTGACCCTATGGCAGAAGCCTGGGCGTCTGAAAACCCTTGGTTTGGTAATGATTCAGCAATGACTTATACAGCGTTTGATATACATAAAACGCTTGTAGAAAAAGAAGGTTATGATCCAAAATCTAAAGAATATTATGAAGAAGTTGACTCAAGAATAAGACTTGAATTTCCGCATAAATTTGATAAGGTAGAGGGTAATACTACAGAAAGAGCCAGACCGGTTCAAAATGTAGCTTCAGCTAAACGTTCGGCTTCAACAGGACGCAAAAGTAAAACTGTGAAACTCTCACCGTCACAGGTAGCAATTGCTAAAAGATTAGGTGTGCCGCTAGAAGCTTATGCAAAACAATTAAAAATCACGGAAGGAGCATAAAATGGAAAATGAAAAAATAAAAACTTCTCGTGCGAGTCAAACTAGAGACAAAATTGAAGTCAAAAAAGTTTGGACTCCACCCAACTCACTTGATGCACCACCAGCGCCAACTGGATTTAGACATCAATGGATACGTTCCGAAATACTCGGAGCATCAGATGCTAAAAATGTAGCATCATCTTTGAGAGAAGGATGGGAGTTAGTTAGAGCTGACGAATATCCAGATACTCAATATCCAGAGATGACAGAAGGCAGATACGCTGGAGTTATTGGAGTGGGAGGCCTATTGCTGGCTAGGATACCAGAGGAGATTGCACTTCAAATCGATGCTTATTATAAAAAGCAAAACGATGCGAAAGAAGAAGCAGTTGAACACAATCTTATGAAGGATCAGCACCCAAGTATGAAATTCCAAAAGGAATCTAATACTCGTGTAACTTTTGGTGGTACAAAGAAAAGTTAATCTTTTAACTATTCCTATCCAACAAAATAAATTAAACTCGTACTGGAGGCCTTTCGAGGCAGGTACATAACAAGGAAAAAAAACTATGGCAAACGCAAGTACTACTGGATTTGGACTTCGAGCGATCAATACAGTTGGACAAACTCCAGCTACATCTGGTCAAGCGGAATACAAAATCCAAACAGCACCAGGCGTTGCAGTCAACAAAGGTGATCCTATGTCTACACAAGATGCAGGCAATCAAGGTTACCAACAAGACGCAGCGTTTACAGTTACAGATGATGGTGGAACAGGCGGAACAGGCTGGGCTAATAATGCAGACGCATTATTAACTGGTGTGTTCAATGGCGCATTTTTTATAGATGCATCAGGAAAACCTACTTTCAGCAATAACATTGTTGCAGGTCAAACTACATCAGTAAACTACAACAACGGTTCAAATGAAATTGAAGCGTTCATAATCAACAACCCGTTTCAGCAATATGAAGTGAAAGCGGATGCAGCTGTTGCACAAACCTTAATTGGTGGAGCAAACAACTTCAACGTAAATAACTACACTGCAACTGATAACAAAAGTGGTCAATCAATTACTACTTTAGATATTGGTTCAGCTGCTACAACGGCAATGTTTAAATTAGTTGCTTACGGCAATGATCCAGAAAATAAAGATTTCACCGCAGCTGGTGGAAATGTTATTGTTGCGATCGCTGGCGGCGCTGGTTTATACGCTTAATCTAGAATAAGGAGATAAATAACTATGGCTATATCAAGAGCACAACTAGTTAAAGAACTAGAGCCTGGTCTGAATGCTTTATTCGGATTAGAATACAAACAATACGGCGAGCAATGGTCTGAAATTTTCGAAACAGAATCATCTGACAGAGCTTTTGAAGAAGAAGTGATGTTAGCTGGTTTCGCAAATGCAAACGTTAAACCTGAAGGACAGGGTGTAACTTTTGACGATGCACAAGAAACTTTCACAGCTCGTTACACTAACGAAACGATTGCATTAGCATTCGCGATCACAGAAGAAGCTATCGAAGATAACTTGTATGACAGACTTGCGTCTAGATATACAAAAGCGTTAGCAAGATCTATGGCGTCAACTAAAAACATCAAAGGAGCGGCTGTATTAAACAATGCATTCGACGTAACTTTTGCTGGTGGTGACGGTGTATCTCTTTGTGGTAACGGAGCTGGTGGTGCAATTGTTAATCACCCAACTATGGCTGGTACTTTTGCAAACCAATTGCAAACACCTGCAGAGTTGAACGAAACTTCATTAGAACAGTCTTTGATTGACATCGCGGCTATTACTGATGAAAGAGGCCTAAAAATTGCAGCAACAGGAGTTAAATTAGTAATTCCTTCAGCGCTTCAATTTACTGCTGACAGACTTATGAATTCTGCTGGTAGAACAGGCACTGCTGATAACGACATTAACGCAATCAGAAATATGGGAATGATCTCTGGTGGATATGTAGTGAACAACTACTTAACTGCTGCGAAGAAATTCTTCATTAAAACTGATGTGCCTAATGGTCTAAAACACTTCAGCAGATCACCTATCAAAACTTCTATGGAAGGTGATTTCGATACTGGTAATGTTAGATACAAAGCGAGAGAAAGATATGTATTTGGATTTTCTGATCCAAGAGGTATCTTTGGTTCAAACGCAACATAATCAATAATTTTAAAAGGGCCGAACACAATTCGGCCCTTTTTATTAAATAAGGTGAAAAAATGAAGAAATTCCTAGTAAATATATGGGCTTACGACTACCACGGAAAATTTGAAGTGGAGTCTGATGACAATCCAACCTCATTGGAAAAAGCAATAGTTGACAAACTAGGACAAAATGATATTATCTGGGAAAGAACGGGAATGTTTTCTCCGTTAAACAGAATAACCTATGAGGAGGTTACTTATGATACAAGACCTATACAAAGCAAAAAGGTCCTTGGAGTTGAAGTGGGAACAGGAGCATCTGGATAATAACAGATACACTCTTGAAATGGTGAGAATCGATGATAAGGTAAAAGAAATCATCACAAAAATCAAGTTAGAAGAAGCAGCCATTGCTCACAGACAGAACAATGTAGAAGGTTCTACTCCAGAAGTTTCTGTAGCTACTTAATTAAAAGCTACATTTAAAAATCACACATATACCGTAGGCTCTCTTGCGCTCTATTAAAAACTAGTGTATAAATTAATCACTATACATTTAATAAATGATGAATGCTGACGCGTATAGTCGACAACCCTAGGGACAGTATTCAGATATCTAGGAGGATATTAATATGGCAAATACTACATTTTCAGGACCAGTCAGATCAGAGAATGGTTTTGAACAAGTAACAAAAAATGCAACAACAGGTGCATTTACAACTAGCGCTACTTACGGAGCAACTATTACTGGTGGTGTTCAATCATTATCAGGAGCAGGTGCGATTGATCTTACTAACTTAGTAACAGAACTTACTACAGGGGCAGGAGCTGCAGCAGTAACTTTAGCTGACGGGACTACTTCAGGTCAAATTAAAATCATTCACATGGTTGTTGACGGTGGTGGAACTGCAACTGTTACTCCAACTACTTTTGCTAGTGGAACAACATTAGCTTTTGATGCAGTGGCTGAAGCAGCTACTTTAGTTTGGAATAGCACTGTCGGTTGGGTTTTAACTGCCGACAGAGGCGTAACAATAGCTTAATAATTAATTATGTGTGGGCTCCGGCCCACATAAATTTAAGGAGATTTAAATATGTCAATAACATCAAAAGTTAGACAATCTGTGGTTCTTACAGCCGATGGTCAAGTGCAAAAATTAATTGCTGGTTCAGCAGCTAATATTGGAAGTGCAAACATTTTATCTATATTTGCACAGTGTACGGCAGCTGATGGTGAAATTAAACTTTATAATGAAGTAGGCGCTGCTAAAACAGCAGGCAAATTAATATTTCATGGTAAGTTTGGTACAGCAGCTAATCAAGTAGAGCAATTTAAAATACCAGCATCTGGTATATATGCTTCTGACGGAATATATGCAGATCTAACTAACGTAGATTTTTTTTATATAATCGGAACTTTTTAGGGGTAGCCAATGGCGAATACTACTTCACAGTCCTACAGTTTTGACCAGGACTTTTCAATCGATGAAATTATTGCAGATGCATACGAACGTTTAGGTTTAGTAGGTATATGCAGACGTTACTAACGTAGATTTTTTATATATAATCGGAACTTTTTAGGGGTAGCCAATGGCGAATACTACTTCACAGTCCTACAGTTTTGACCAGGACTTTTCAATTGATGAAATTATTGCAGATGCGTATGAACGTATTGGTTTAGTAGGCACAGCTGGACATCAATTAAAAACTGCTAGGAGATCGTTAAACATTCTTTTTCAAGAATGGGGTAATAGAGGAATACATTTTTGGGAAGTAGGAAATACTAATATTAATTTAGTAGCAGGTTCAACAACTAACGTTGATGCTACAGCTGAAGGATCTGGCGTATATACTTTTTACAGAAATTCTACAGANGTACCTGGAGGTGGGGAACCGCCACAAGCTACAACTGTTCCTGTTGCTAACGTTTATGGTATT